GTGATTTATTAGAGTTTTTTGGAACAAACCCATCGGGTCATCCATTGACTGTTATAGTAAATTCACTAGTCAATAGTTTATACATGCGATATGCATATACTGTGCTCAATCCTGCTCACAAATGCACTGACTTTAAAAAGTATGTACATTTGATGACCTATGGTGATGATAACATCATGGGTATTTCGCAGGATCGTGATTGGTTTAATCACACAACAATCCAGAAGTCGTTGGCGGATATTGGTGTAGTTTACACTATGGCCGATAAGACGTCTGAGTCAGTGCCTTATATTCACATTGATGAATGTTCATTCCTTAAGCGGGAATGGCGTTTTGATGTGGATGTGGGAGATTGGCTTTGTCCTCTGGATGAGGAATCTATTGTCAAATCATTGACAATGTGGGTTCCCTCTAAAACCATAGACAAGTATGCACAAATGGTTGCTGTTATTAGCAGTGCCAATAGTGAGTACTTTTTCTATGGGAAAAAAGTGTTTGAAAAACACCATAAGTTTTTCCGGCAAATCCTTGATGAGGAACCGTATAAGTTTTACGAAACAAGTGGAACGCTTCCAAGTTGGGAACAATTAAAGGAACGTTTCAAGGAAGCTTCATCATCTTCCTAACTTATATAGGTTTTAGCCAATCTATATATTTTAATAATAATGGTTACAGAAAAATTATAAAATGAAAATGAAAAATATGTTGTAGAAGTCACTAAAAGTACTTCTCTGGACACAATGGTTATGAATGGCCATGTGGACAGTATGAACTATTCACTTTTCACGCTCCAGGCTGAACCTGTCGAAGAGGTCGACAATTTGGTCGTTGCTTCAGCGGTTGAAGCAAACGTGGAGCAATCCCAGACCGTCGATTTTATCGATAATGCGGGTGGCGAGTATGTGGACATGCCTGTGTCTGACAATACCGTCGCACGCGTCGATAACACTGACGATTTGGGGCTGGGTAGCTTCTTGGCGCGTCCTACGTTGATAGATACCACTACTTGGGCAACTACCGATTCAATTGGTGTTCTTAAAACTTTCCAACCGTGGTATTTATTTCTTAGTAATACTGCCATACGGAAGAAAATTGATAATTACGCCTTTTTGCGCGGGAATTTGCACATTAAAGTGGTTATTAATGCATCACCATTCCAGTATGGTGCGCTCCGATTGTGCTACTCACCTCTCCTCGGATTTGTTTCGGACAAGATCAGAACAAATCCAACTTCATCGATTCCACTTCTTACCCCGTATTCCCAACAACCGGGATTCTACGTGTATCCGCAAGCTAATTCGGGTGGTGAACTCGTTTGTCGTTTTTTCCTTCACAAAAATTGGTTGGATATTACGAGCGCTTCGGAAGTTCAGAATATGGGTACTATTAATCATCTCGTGTATAAAACACTTGCAGTGGCTGTGGCTGGTGGTACTAGCTCTGTTACAGTAAGGACTTATGCATGGATGACTGATGTCGAATTGATGGCCTCAACCTCAAAGTTATCATTGCAAGCAAATGATGAATATGGTGTTGGACCGGTTTCACAACCGGCTTCTGCCATTTCATCTGTTGCTAGTATGCTAACGAATGTGCCAGTTATTGGAAGGTTTGCACGAGCTACTGAAATAGGTGCAGGTGCTCTTTCGAAGATTGCTACGCTGTTCGGGTACACAAATGTGCCTGTTATTACAGATGTATCGCCTCTGCATCCTATGAATGCTCCTATGTTGGCTTCTGCCCATATTGGAACACCAATCCAAAAATTGACATTAGATCCTAAGCAAGAACTCTCTATTGATCCTTCACCTCATGGTATTGGATCAGCAGATGAGTTAGCATTGTCTTATCTCCGTAATAAGGAAAGTTTTTATGGATCTACTTCGTGGTCTACTTCTGATGTAATTGGTACACAGATTTTTAACACACGTATTTCGCCTAGTCTTTGGCAGCAGGTCGATGTGAATAATACATTGGCAGCTCCCGTGGGCAAGCGAGTATATCATACTCCCATTTCATATGTGGGTGCCATGTTTAAACATTGGCGTGGTGATATTAAAATCCGTGTTAAGGTCGTTTGTACCAAGTTTCATAAGGGTCGTTTGAAGATTTCTTACGATCCTAGGAACGATATCAGTGCTTCCGATCCAGGTGAGAATACAGTTTATACTGAGATTCTGGATATTGGTGAGCGTGATGATGTGGAATTTACCATTCCATACCATCAGGACCTTGGTTGGTTGAAACATGATCAAACCATTCAGGACAATTGGACTCCAGGTAACGCGCTTGCGCCACGACCTGGTATTGACAATGGGACTATTACGGTTCGTGTTTTGAATGCTTTGACAGCTCCAGCCACTAGCACTATTAATCTCCTCTTTTATGTGAGAGGTGGTGATAACTTTGAGTACGCAAATCCTAGTGGACATATTGGACCTGATAATTCCAATTTTGTCCCTAGCTTTTTTGCACTCCAAGCTAATGATGTGACCAACATCACACCGGATAAAATTGTCATTGGTAATCAATCAATGACATTACCGGAACGATACGGTCTCAACTTTGGCGAGTGTGTTGGTTCGCTTCGAAACTTGTTGCATCGTGCACATGTTTTCGAAACAACACCAATGCCCTCAGCAACAGCAGGATTTTTTAACATCGTGCGTAAGGCATACAAGCGTATGCCTTACACACCTGGTTATGATCCAGCCTGGACGGCAACTTCTGCGAATAACGTAGTAGCAGCCGCTGGCAACAACCCATTCATTTTTAACACTATGCCTCATATTGCATATGTTAGTGGAATGTTTTTGGGTTATCGTGGAAGCGTTAATTATATTGTAACACCTTCAACTGATTTATATGGCAGTCTAGATGACTTTAGGGCAGTCCGCGCGACTGATCCTAATGCTGCACCTACTGCACAGCGATATATCAATGTTGTTGCTAATACGGGGTATGCTCCAACTACATCACTTAAAGCAAGTTACTTGAATCGTAACTACTATTATCGTGATGGTTTGGCTGGCATGGGTATCACTGCCACACGTACGTGTGGTTCCTTGATGTTCAATTTCCCTGATTATAATAATTTTAACTTTTCTTTGGTTGATCCTACCATCTACACAGCTGGTTCATCTACGGATGGTACTGATGTGCAGACGGTAGTGCTTCAAATGTTGCTAAAGCGAGTTGCTGCTGT